GGTCGGGAAACACCACGCGCAGCTGATCCACCCGCCCGCACAATGAAGCGATTTCCTGACATGGTTTCGATTTCCTCACCGCCGTGTTGCCAGCGGATTTTCTTGACCTGTTTTGCCAATGCGTCATTTGCTTCGATTACCTGGACCATTGCCCGAAACTGTTCCAGGGACGTGGACAAGCGGTGCGCCGATCCGATCTGCAACTTTTCGTCCCATAGGAACAAGCCACCAAGAATTCTGATCTGTTGTAAAAACGACTTACCATTTTGGCGGGCTACCACAATGCAATTGACTGGGGTTGCCCATCTGCCGTCAGGCTTGACCTTGTGACTGTTGACCAACGCAAATTTCTGCCATTCCAGCAATTCAATTTTCAAACTGGACGCTAAATCCACCAATTCATGCCCGCGTGAGGGTAAATCGTTCAGTGGCGTGTGAATTCGGGGCGTTTGTACGCCGATTAGCGGGATTTCGACGTCTGCGTCCCTACCCAAAACCGTTTGAAGCCTTTCTAAGCCTTCTACAGGCGTGTGGTGACCTTCTATGACCTTCTCAGTCATGTTCGTGGCTTTTTGAGTCGTTTTGGGGGGAATTTAAAACAGGAAGGGTCAGGGGTGTCCTAGTGTTATTAAAAAAACCCCCTGTAGGGCTATTTAAGCGGTTTATGCCACCTTTTGCACTATTACACCTAGAACACAAGCATTGAAGGTTGTAGTCGTCATCTGTGCCGTTCATGCTTCTTGGGACTATGTGATCCACTGTGTTGCCGTCAGCCCCACACGCTTGACATGTGTATTGGTCGCGTTCAAGTATGCGCTGCCTTATCTTGCGCCAACGTGATGTTGAACCATTGTCCTTCAGTGCGCTTGCCATTAGTAATACCCATTCTTTAAATGAAATGCCCATGCTTTGCATGACCTACCATAACGCTTTGTTATGTATGCAATGGTTGAATCTATTTGTCTGTATGGATCAAGGTCACGGTAATGCGTTGACCTCATCTGACCTAGACCATAATGACTGCCATTCTTTGCAGTGTATGACCACCTAGATTCCTGGGTGATGATCTTGTTAAAGCATTGGAATTCCTTGTAATCCAATAGCCTTGAATGTGCGTACAACTTCAAATGATCTATTGAATAAGCAGCTGAATAAGCAGGGTTTGACCCTATCGTTGCGATCAGGCTAGTGATTAACACCAACAATTGAAGCCTTTTTTTATTTATCTTTTTCTTTTCAAGATTATTTGAAAGAACTTCATTCTTGTCTAAACCCTTAAAATCGGGGTGTTGGTTGTATGCGTCCAGCGTACAGTATGAAGTCAAGTGTTTAATAACTTTACGCATGCGCTTGGGCGTTTCCAACAGGTTTTGCACCCCTGTGGACAACGGTTGTGGATAACTATTCATTACCCACCACCTGTTCAAATACGTGTTTACCCAGTGCAGGAAGTACGCAATTACGCAAGACCTGCCGCTTATTGGGCAGTTTGTAACCGTCTAAGTTGTAACCATGTAATGTCTGCAACTGCGGTATTTGTGCAGCCCGCAAATTGTCCTTCTCGATTTCAGCCTGTGGAATGTCGAAATTAGCCCAAAAGTAGTGACGTTGTAGGTCAGCCGTTGGCGGTATAAATGGCGCATAGTAAGGTTTTACGTTTTCAACCACCCATTTGCCAGCAAAATTGTATTGAAGGAACACGATTTCTTGCCATAGTTTCATGTCTGCATAGATCGGCTTAACGCCACGATAACGCACCCCAATGTTTTGCCTGAAGCTGCTATGTGACTGGCATGGCGGTGATGACCAAATGAAATCAAACTCAGCAAAATGTTCCAGTAGGTATTCATGTGCGTCAGTCACAATGACCTGATCGTTTGGGAAGTGATCTGCATAGACTTTTGCAATGTCTGCGTCGTACTCAATTGCAGTGATTTCGTGATTGTCGCCCCATTGCTTGCGATTGCCACCAATGCCAGCGTAAAGGTTAAGGATTCTCATTGCCCACCCCACCCAGTACCCTTGAATGAAATGCCAAATGTTGAGTAGACCCGACTCATGTTTTCTCCACAACAGATCGGGTTTCGTTCCTCATGGATTGACTTATCCACCTCAACACTGATTTGGCACACCTGGCATTTAAATTCATAGATTGGCATTTGAATCCCCAATCTGCGCAACTGTCATGCAACTGCACACTGTGCATTGGATCGTTTCCACACCTGGAGGAAGTAGATCGGTTATTTGATGAATCAGCTGCTTTGTTACCTTCTTGCATTTGCGACATTCAAATTGCACTGTGTCCATAGGTTGATCTCCTTAGGTTTTCAATGGGTTGAAGGTTGATTTGTGTGACCCACCAATTCGGTTGCTTGGAGTGCCGGTATTTGGGGCGTCGTGCCATAGCAATGGGAATCCACCCAGCAATGAAATAGTGTGGTGCTTGTCCAGTGACAAGGACTGCAATGTCGTTTGGTCTGTCGTATTCGTGAACGATCAACTGACCTGCAACGTACTTTGTCCAACGTACTTCAATGGCATTGCCTACGTCTGCCTTGTGTTTTAACTTTTGTTCGTATGGGTCAAATGGCAGGTCAAAGTATTTTGCCACGACCCATTCGCTACCGATTGCTTCAGCGGTTTCGACCAAGTATTCAAACGTGGTCAAATCCTTTTGATACCGCTGCGGGTTGTCGGTGTTTTTGTGTGTATCTGCTTCCCACTTAATAGCAGCTAAAAGGCAGATCATTTGTTCGTCATGCGTCAAGTGCATTTTCATCTGCAACCAGCGCAAAACCAAATTATCTTTTCGTTGCCGTATCCCTTTTGGTATCCAAACGCGTCAAACTTTGTCAGCATTGAACACTTATCGCATTGTTCGATCTTGTATTCCTCAACCACCACGCCGTTTTCTAGCAACTTTCCGATCATGGTTTGTGGGTTCAAAATCTCCATAAAATCACTCATGGTTATACCTGTGGCTTCCATTTGCCGTCACTGGACAATACGTGCCAACGCGGTGTGCATTGGGTTGCCTTTGTGCGTTCGGTGCAGAAATACCCGCCCCAGGTTTTTGGTGATCCGTCATGTGATTGTTTCCAAACCATGTGACCATGACTGCACTGGGGTGCTTCCTTTACTAATTCACCGCCTAGCTGCTTTGCGATTGCGTCCATGCTTGAAACCAGCGTTGGAACGTCGGATTCGCCTAATTCCTCTTTTGTTTTGGCACTAGGAACGTCACCAAATTTGGTTGTCCAATAGTCATAATCCTTCTCAGCATTAGCGACTGTCAATGACGTCCTTTCCACCTGTTCCATGACTTCGCGGGTTGTTCGTTCAGCCCCACCCATGACCAATTGTTGAACGCGCATGATCGCACTGGTCACTGTGTCCTCAACAAACCAACGTTTCATGTTGGGTTGGTACGCACCCTGATAGCCGTAGGCAAAATCTGTACCCGCTGGAACAACGTCGTCATAATGACGATACGCCTTTGCTTCAACAAGTACGTAACCCTTCTCAGCACTAAATTCGACGATCCGTGTTTCAATGCGCCCCATTGGATAGGTTGTGTTCCAGCGTGTCAAACGTGCAAGGCTTGCTTCGTAGTTATCTAAGAAACCCATTTATTTGACCGCCTTCTTTGATGAGGCAATGTGGCGACTCATGGCGCGCCCGCGAATGTAACCTTCTCGCTTGCCTTCCTTGAAACCAATGGCGTAGCCAATTGCAGCGGCTAAAACCATAAGGAAAACTATTCCAACCAAACGACCCAATGTTGCTGGGTCAAGTAGATCAAGTACCATTTTGAATTCTCCCGATTCTTGGTGATAGGACTACCACCTAGACATAGGGTGAAGCACGATCAACGCGCCGTCAAGAACCTTGCGTGTTTGTCGGCGTGTCTGACGCCTTTGGCTTGGATTTCAGTCCGTTTCCAGCAAGCACACCGCCCAGTGATCCAGTCAAGAAAATTGCCAGGGTTTTCAATAGGTCAATAAATGCTGCGTCGTTGGGTGCTTGTGCGCCGATTGGTTGTGTGACAAAAATCAGCGCGTAGGTAATCCCCAGGGTTACGATTAAAAACACCGCAGCAAGCGTTGTGCCAATTATCAAAATCAGCTGCGCGTGGACGTCCTCAGGGGTTCGGCGTCGGGTTGACCTGTGTTGTTTTGAACCCAAGTATGTCGTCAGTGCATGTTCCAGTGGGGAGACATTGCGGTTTTTGACATTCGGGTTTTGCCCAGTTTTCAAATTCTTGACATTCATAACGTGTCCAACCCTGATAACCGCAAGCAGATAGCCCCAACACTGACCCCAGTGCTAAGGCTATCGCCGCAAGTTTTCGGGCTACTTCCCCGATAGTCCGAAACTCTGATCTTTTGGGTTTAACCAGCGCAAAATGACTGGGGCAACCGCTGCCACACCTGCCATTGCAAGTGTCTTTGGATCAGTAACGCCAGCCATGTAAAGGGCTAACGCTGCCGCCATGAATGATCGCGCCCATGACGCGGCTACTGCTTTGGCTTTGTCCATTTTTTTGTTTTCTCCTTTGTCGGTTTGTCTCCCGATTTTGGCATTTCAATTGTTGGAAATTCACCCTTGTATGGGGCAAACTTTGGAATACCAAATCCAACAATTTCTGTCCCGATCTTTCGAACCTTTACCATGACCATGCCACCGTTGCGCTGGTCGCCACCTGTGCCGCTGGTATTGCCTTCAATGGTGACGCATTGCTTGTCGTCAATTAAGCCAACAACAATGCCAACGTGTGAAATGCGGTCAACGCCGTCGTGTGGAAAGTCCATGAACGCTATGTATCCCAATTGCGGCATGTTTGACCAGCGGTTGATCTCTTTAAATTTATGCGCGCCGATAGCAGTGCCAACAACTGAATGGATTTTGACACCTGCCTGTGCTGCACACCAATTCACAAATGAACCACACCAGGGAAGTCCGTCTGCCTTTGTAAATTTGCCGTACTTTGTGAGGTTGTCGCCTTCCTCAATTGTTCCGACTTCAGCTGCTGCGATTTCGATTAGTCGTGCGCTTGTATTATCAGGATAATTAGACACCCAACGCCGCCTTCAAATCGTCAATTGAAAGTCCTACCAACGCAAGTTTGTCAGCAATTGTTGGTTCAACCTTCGGCGTTGGATTGACCCACTTTGGGTCAGCCTTATGCGCTTCAATAAAACCTTCCAAAACGCCCTGTTCAACGCTTGATTCAATGATTGTTTCTCCTGTTGGTTCGGACAAAATGTTCATGTCAATTTGTGATTCGTGACCCAATTGGTCAATGTTAATTTTCTTGGTTGTTGTTATCTTTGACATTATCAGACCTTTATTCCGTAGATGTATGAACCAGCCTTGACTGACGTGCCGTTTGCGCTGCTTGTATTCTGTGCAAATTGGAATTGTAAATCTCCAGCAGTAGCACCGTTAAGAATTGAACCGTATAACTGAATGGCGCGTAAATTTGAGTCAACAAACAAGTCTGCAGCAGTTCCACCAGCACTGACAACTGTCAATGTTGTTGAACCGCCAGCATTGAAAATGACCTGACTGGACGACCACAAAACTGTTGATCCGCTTGGACCAGTAAATGTGACCTTGATGTCGGGCGTTCCGTCAGCTGCGTATGTGTATAGCCATGCTTCGAAAATGTAGGTTTCGTTTGCTGCAACGGCGAATTTCAATTGACTGTCGTTGACCAATGTTGTGCTGCTTGTAACTGTTTGATCTGATGACTTTCGCACTGTTTTGACTGTTGGTGCGGTTGCTGGGACTGCGTATTTCAAACCTGTTGCTTCCGCACTGTCAACCGTTAAAACCATGCCATTAGTCGCGCCAACGGCTAAACGGCTAAATGCGTCTGCACCTGTGCCGACTACTAAATCGCCTTTTGCGTCAATTGCAGTTGCCATTGAATTGGTGATCGTGACTGCACCTGAAGTGCCACCGCCTGAAATGCCAGTGCCAGCAGTGACGGCTGTAATGTCGCCCTGATCATTTGTGATCCAAGTAAAATCCATGTCGGCATTTGTCGCCTTGGATAGAATTTGCCCAGTCGTGCCGCCTAGTAAATCTGCCATTGAAGTCGCAACCGCTTGACCAAAAACTTCAAAATCGGCGGGCAGGTCAGTGACCAAATCGGTTGACGTTGGCATTTGCCATGAAAACGGTGTTGTTGGATTAGTCATGTTTTCTCCTTGTTAAGTGATAATTGTCGCAGTTTCCCAGTCAAGCGTTGGCGACACGCCCGACCAAGTAAATGTGTTTGAAACTTCGTCCCATTGAAGTGCCTGTAATGAATACGCCGTTGGAGATACAGTCAACGAAACCGAAACCTGATTATAGGAAGCATTAAATGACCAGCCTTCAACGAACCCTTGAAAGGTTTGACCCATGTTTGCGGGTAGGTCGCTAATTGACACTGGTTGACCCATGAACGTCCCAATGAGGTCGTCACGGTCAGCGTTGTCCAATTCAGGGTTTGTCAGGTCAAACGTTATTTGGCTGAAATTGGCTTGCGGGTCTTTTCTAAGTGCCAAATAAAAATCTGCTTGATCCTCAGCGTCCGTCGCATTATGAAGCGTCGTGCTGATAATTTGCGAAAGTTGTCCGTAAGTGTTGATTGAAGTTGCGTCGCTGGCAGATTTTTCTGCACTGCTGGTTGCGCCGTATTTGATTGTTAAGTTATTGCGTACGTCGCCCGCACGTGTTTCAGTGCGCAAACCAGCTGCGCGGGCTTGATTCGCGGTGAGTTGAACGTAACCATTCGCTGATAGGTATTGGCTGCGGTGCGTTGAATCAGCGTATGAAATGCGACCTTGCGCGTCCTCATAAATGTACCCCAGCCCTGAAGTTGCCAATGCTGAAACCAATGAATAAATGTCAGTGCGGCTGCTTGATCGTGCTGCTAATTCATAATTGCCTGGTCTGTCAATTTCACCTAAACCAGTGTTTCCAGCACCTGCCCACGTTGTTGTTGGATCGTAAGTTGCCCAAGTCAATGCACCAGGGACTTCAGCCCAAGTTGCAAGCAACAATTCCGACAAAATTTTGTAAATCTGATCGCCGTCCTCATCTTTTGAAAGTACGCCGTTGGTCAATGCTTTTGGCAAACGTGCTAATGCACCAAGTGCGGTGATTGAATAGGTTTGCGTAAACATTGTTGAACCCACGTCAAGAATTTCCAAACCAATGTCCACGACATTACCGCCAAAAATTGCTACGTAAGCGGCTGACGTGTCCTGAAGCGAAACGCTGATTGTAGAGTTGATCGAAACTGGGATTGTTGTTTGTGAAACGTCCAGCAGCTGAATGTTGACGTAACCCGCTTGGGCTTGTTCATAAATGTTTGTGCGACCACTTCGAATTGAAAGGTTTGCCAAAACCGCCGTTGTGTAAGCAACGCCGTCAATTTCAACCTTCCAAACTGGACTCCATTGGGTCATGTGAATTGCAGGTTATTTGCGCCACCTGTACCGCGATAGAAACTGTTGTTCAAAACGTCAATGATAGATCGGGCAGTGCCTTCGCGGTCAATTGCACCGTTGACCGTGATGTTGATTGTTGTGCCACCCATGCCGTTGTTTGGCGTAATCCTGCCACTACCTGACGGCGTAAATAATTCGGGACCACGTTCGCCGACCATGTATGACGTTCCGCCCATGACTGAACCGCCGACCGCCCTGCCGCCACCATAGGCAAAATTGTCGTTGTAAGGGTTGTCCTGTTGATTTATCAAAATCCTACTGCCCAATGGTCCAAGTAAATTTTTGAGAATTGGGTTTGAACCTAAGAACCTTACAAGTTTTTCCATTGCTTTATAGACTCTTTCAACGTTTTCGATCCACAAAACAAACGCTTCAACAACGACAATAATGGCAACACCAAGCGCAACAATAATTGCGGTCAAAACAGTCTCCATGTAAGGACCCCAATAAGTTTTGATAAACTTCCAAAGTTTTTCCATAGCGTCATAGAATGGTTGCAATGATTCAGAATTGTCGTCAATGGTTTTTTTAATCTTTTTAAATGTTTCCACTATTTTTTCAAAAACTGGTTTTACAATTGAACCGATTAGCGGGACTACTTCCTCATAAAGAAACTTCCACCATTTCATCAAGATTGGCAATAATTCGTCTCGAACAAACACAAACAAATCCTCAAATACTGGACCAAGTGTTTCGCCTATCTTTTCTGACAACTTTTCAATTGCGGGGATTCCTTTATCAACGAACGCAGTTATCAACGGGGTAATGGCGTCAAGAATGTACGATCCGACCGTTTCTTTTGCTTCGTCAAATGCAACGTTTAATCGTTTTAGTTTGCCTTCAAATGTGTCTGCTTGGGCTGACGCCTGACCTTCAAACGTTTGTGCTAGTGCGGCAGTAGCTGCGTCGAAGTCTTTGGTTTTCAAAATGCTTTCGTCAATGCCACCGCCAAGTTTTTTCAACGCGGTAAAATTGCCGTCATGTGCTTTTGCTAAGGCTTCCGAAACCAGGGCTAAGTCCTTGCCTGTACCCGCAGAAATGTCCAACGCAAGTTGTTGCAAATTTTGTGCTTCGGTGACGTTTTTCGTACTTCTCACTAACCGATCCAGCGAGGGACGCAAAACGTCGTCGGTGATTCCGTTAGCCAATGATGTTTGAGTTATGTAATCCTCAGTTGCTTTAATTTGCGCGTTAGTTGCACCAGTAACGTTTTTAAGTGTTTGGGCTAATTTGTCCTGCGCTGCTTCGTCTGCAATGGCAGCCTTAACGCCGTCAATAAGTAATTTGCCCGCATAAACGGCAGCAGCAGCGGCAGCAGCGGCAAACGCCAAACCTGCCTTCTTGGAAAAATCTCCCAAACCGCTAGACGATTTTTGAACGTCGTTGTCTGCTTGGTTAAGGGATTTTCTAAGATTGTCAACGTCACCAAGAATGGTCAGTTTAAGAGTACGTGAACCGCCTATAGCCATTTCACCACTCCTTTAAAATTCGACTAAAAGCATTTTCCCACTGATTTATGATGTGCGGTTGTTCGGCGCGCAGTGTTGGGTAAATAAACCAACCACGTGAACCGCGACCCTCACGACCTGACCACACTGGAAATTGCTTAAATTTATTTGATCCGAATTCGTAACCGCCCCATAGCATTTGGGTAGTACCGCCGCCACTTAGTTTTTGACTGGCATAACCAAATGAAATTTCACCGACTTTTGATGATTTTGAAACACGTGATCCAGCGGCGATTATTGGCGCAACCTTGTTGTTTGCCGAACCCGCTGCGCTTTCAACCCTGCCTTTAAGGTATGTCGCTAGTGCATTGGATTCCTGTTTAGCTGCGGCAATGGCTTCGTCGTCCATAGCCTTGAAAGCACCATAAATTTTGCGCAAGTCACTTTTGTCATAGGCAATTAAGTCCTCAGCCATTGCGCTTCTCCAGTATCTCTAATGCCGTAAGAATGTCCTCCGCGCTTGACCACTCACTCATTGGAATGTGCGTTGCTAACGCAAGTTCCACAATGAGTCGGTTTAGGCTTCCGCGCTTGTGACTTTTGGGTCGTCTGCGATTCCTGTCGTTACGTCTGACACGGTTTCAACCCACACGTCGAACGGTTTGACTGGCTTCCCTGCTTCATTGCGCTTCATGGCGTGATACGCCAAAAACAATAAGTCAGCGATCCCAAGTTTGTCTTGAACCTGTTGGATCGTGAAGCCAGTCTTTGTCTCCCATTTAACCCACTCAGGCGGTTGTGCCACGTAGGTTTCTGTTTGACCACCGTTGTATTCGATTGTTATTGGTAGTTTCATTTTGTCTCCCGATTAGTAGTTTTTAACTGAATGTTTCGGTTGGTGTTCCAACCACTGTAAATGATAGCGAAACAGTCTGCGCGTCAGGTGCTGCACCGCCGACTGAAGGGAACAATGGCATAACGTTGAAGGCAAACACTGCGCCAGTTGCGGCAGTCAGTGAAGCAGCTAAAACGGTATTTGGTGCAGTTTCGCAAGCAGTCCATAAGGCTTCGCATAGTGAACCTGCTGCGCCCCAGTCTGCAAGCATTTCAACGTCAAATGTCCACTGATCGTCAATGTGCTTGTAAGCCTTGCCATCTAGTGTTTGGTATGTCGTGATTGTTGGTGAGTTCGCAAGTGTTGCGCTGGTCGCCTGGGCGTCGTAGTTAACGGTCGCGATCGTCAACACTAAATCGCGACCCGTGATGATCGTTGTTGGCACGTTATCTCCTTAGTTTGTTTGGGTGTAGTACGTTGAAACGCTTATGTCAGCAACCAGCATTGGACTTTGACCTACTTCCAACACTGTCGGCTTTTCGACAACGCCAACAACGTATCCTGCGGGCATTGCCGCAAGAATTCCTATTATTAGTTTTTCTAGATTGTCTAGCGAAGCAGCGTTGCTATTTGAAGCAACAATTGCGGTGATCTTGAAATTTAATTTGACCTGTGTTTTTGCCTTACCGATTAGCACTACTTCCATGTACGGTGCGTCAGGCAAAACCACAATGGCTGGTGGAATAGGCGATTCGGGAACGCTTGAATAACTGCTTGCCGCTAGTGATGAAAATGCGTTGGCTAGGGCTGCGCGTGTATCGGCAATGGCGTTGGCTGGCATTATTGACAAACCGTTTCAACGTCTAAAAATGGCTGAAGTAATGTGGACACCCTGTTGGTCAAACTGCGACCCATTCTGTATGGCGTACTGGCAAAATCTTGCCCCTGAATTTCGCCACCAGCGGCGACGCGTGATTGAAATACTTCGACGCTAACTGCAAGCACTGCCGATTCGATTGGCGCGCTAGTTGCATAAATGTCAGCTGCTGAATAGCCTGAAAGTGTTGCCGTACCTGTTGGAATGATCTCGCGCAATGTTACGTTCGCATTTGTAATTGCAGCGGTGAAATAGTATTCCTCAGCCTTGACGACTGTGACTGTTGCAGAAAAAGGTGCTGGAATTCCAGTGACAATGATTGACTGACCAGCAACAAAATGATGTGGTCGCTGGGTGTAGTAATAAGCGACGTTTGAATCTAGTTTGTACGCGGTGACGGCTGAAGTATTAGCAACCAGCATTGGCAAAATTACCGCTTCAGCGGTGTTGACAATTTCGTCTAAATAACTGTCACTGTATAAGGAAACGGACACGCCAAGCACCGTACGCAATTGGCTTGCAGTGACAATGACTGGCATGTCCGTTCCTTTCGATCTGCTGCGGCGAGATCGGGAGAACCCGCCGCATGATTAGTGTGTGGCTTACGCCTTGTTATTCTTGAACGCGCCCGCAGCGATCTTTGTTGCTACTGCACCAAATGAATAAACACCAACAGTTATTGAACCGTCAGCAGTTGATTCAGCGCGTAGTTGGTATGAAGTTCCTTCGTACCATGTGTAAGCGTCAGGGTTGACGATCAGCAATGTGCCGTCTCCGTCGCCGCCGTTAGTTGGGTCAACGTATAGGTTCAAGCCCGCAACGTTTCCTGTCAATGATGTTGGTACTGCAACACCAGGTTGATTCATTGGGTTTGTTACCTGTGAATAAATTGGACGACCTGCGTCGTTCAATGTCATCAGATTTGACCACTGACCAGTTGAAGCAATGATGTTTCGTGCAAATGGATTTGCAAGTCCAGCAGTTGCGCCGTAAACGCTTGCTGATCCGCGACCAATAATTCCAAGCAATTCAGTTGCGGTTGGGTATGTTGCAACTGTTGTTGCGTCTAGTGACGCCCCTGAAATTAGCAAACCGTTGACGTAGGCGTTTTGTGCCTTTGCCATTGCTGCGACCATGTTGCGAAGTAGTTCGTCATAAAACAGGGGTGACGTGCGTGTAAGTAATTCCACGCTGAATTTCTGACTGCCCGCGAATTTTTTAACGTCCACTGATAAGAACGCGCTGTTTTGGTCTGTATCTGAAAACGCTGCGTCCTCAGCGACAACCGCAACAGTTGGCACGGCAGTGATCTTTGGAATTTCAAATGTCATTCCTGCGTCAGGCAATGAACCGCGTGAAATTGCGTCAATGCTTGGTCGGATTGTTGTTGATAGTCCGTTGATAACTTCAGCCAATTGACGTGTTGGAACAAGTCCAGCGTTGTCTGTTGTGTTGTCAGCAGCTAAAACGTACTGACGTGCTGATTCATCACCTGTTGCAGCAAGAACCTTATTTTCCAGGTACTTTGCAGCAGTGATTTCAATGCGTGGTGTGGCTTTCCAACCGCCCACTTTGTTTGATGTTGCAGTGACTGACTGTGCGGCTTCTACCGTCTCAACGGCTTCCGCTTGTGCGACGGTGTTGTCCACTTCGTCTCCTTCTGTTGTAGGTATTACTTCAGGTTCAATTGTTGAATCTGAAATCTGTTCGTCCTCAGTTGCCGCGACTGTTTCAACGCGGGCTGATCGGATTGCTGGTTCGCTAGTCAATGCAACGGCAGTCAATTCACCAGCAAGAATTCTGACTGTGCCGTCTTTAAGTGTTTCGTATTCATCAAATGAAACTTCAACACTAAATCCGTCGCGCAAGCCTTCCATTGCTTCAACCAGTGCGTCATTGCCAGCAGTTGTCTCAGCGATCTTGAATGTTGCGTCAATGCCTGTGTTATCGGCTGACAATGACGTGTCCAAAGTTTTTCCGATCCTGCGGGTACGATCATGTTCAAGGTTTAGCAAAACGGCAGTCGGTTCGATTGAACCAGCGGCGAATTGAACCTTGCCAATTGAAGCGTTGCCTGTTTCCTCAAATGTCACAATGCGACCACTAATGGTGCGACTGTTTGAATCAGCAGCGGTTATTTTCATTGGTGTTATGACTTTTTTCATAGCAGCATGTCCTCCTCCTCGCGGATTTCCTCGATTGACATTGCGCCAATACGATTCAAGATTTCATAAACCTGCGCGCGTTCGTAAGGGTTGCCACGCAAGAAATCATCAAGATCAAATAAAACTTTGTTGCCCGCTGGTGTGAAATCAGGGAATGACAGGCGTTGTTCCACTATTGACATGTAATTTCTAAAAGCAAAATCCACGAGATCGCGCCTTTTATCTAACGCGTTGGAATACGTAAAACTGGATTGTTGTGAATCAGTGAAATACGCTGGCAAACCACACGCACGGCTAAGTTCAAGCGAAACGTAATTTCTCGCTTCATTTAGCTGCAAATTCTTTGGATCATAACCAATTGTTTCCAGCGTTACGTCAGCGTTTAAAAATGCGGTTGATCTGTTTGCACGTGCAGTGCGCCATGACGTCAACAACTTTGAAATACGATCAGCGGGCAGTGAAGTTCCGTTTGACTTCAAAACCATTTGTGGAATTGGTTCATTTGCAAAATTCATTGCAGCGCGTTCCAACGCTGCGGCTGCTTTAATCGTGCGACCTGCGCGACTTAGCAAACCTTCCTGTGTGTTATTGAATACGACTAAATTTGAAGGATCAACGTAAGCACCGTCAATTGCGTATGAAGCAATTTCGTATCCCATGCCGTTTGTTGTGATAGTTACGCGTTCAGGCGCAATTCTTTCCATTGCACGGATTTTTCCTGTGTCTGCATAACGTTCCATAACGTACGCATAAGCAGCAGGGTGAAAGAATAAATCTGAAATAATCCAGCCCCAAAATGTTGCACCTGGTATGCGTGGATCAGGTTGGTTGATAACGCGCGGTTGTGAAACCTTTTCGCCTGTTGCTTCATTGCGTGTGTGCATTGGTAGTGAAC